CGTGACTTATTTCACCTCCCACTTTACTCCTGACTTTAAGGACACTGTCGAACTGTCTTTGGAAGATGGCGAAGTAATGAAGCACATTGTAACTCTTACCCAAGGCGTTAACGCTGAAGTACGCCGCAAGTACGACGAAGCAATTCGTGCGACAGTCACAGACTCGAAAGAAGCTGAACTGGTAGACATTGTTGCAGAAGGCTAATCAATGCAAGCTCCTAACAGAAATGAAATTCTCGTTAAGAACTTTCTCAAGCAGGCGACCAATGAGTCGCCTCTTGACATTGACTACGACGAGTTAATTGAAGAGGCTGGCGAAAGTTTTAAGCAAGCTTTACGTAAACAGTTTGTAGAGAAACGCAGAGACTTTGGCATTCGCATGTCAAATGTCGGTAGGCCTTCCTGCCAGTTGTGGATGCAGAAACATCATCCCGAAGAACAGGAAAAGAAACCCTACGATTTTATTATGAAGATGCTTATGGGAGATGCGTTAGAAGTTATCTCTGTCTTTGTGATGAAAGCGGCGGGTGTCTCTATCGAAGAAGCCAGCGGAAAGTGTTCCCTTAAATTAGATGAACGTAAGATTGACGGCGAGTTCGATTTGATTATCGACGGAAAAGTTTGGGATGTTAAATCAACCAGCCCTTACTCTTTCCAAAATAAGTTTAAAGACTTTGATACGTTAGCATCGGATGATACCTTTGGTTACGTAGCGCAAGGATTCGGGTACTCAGAAGCAACCGGGAAACCTTTTGGCGGATGGATTGCCATTAATAAGGTAACTGGCGAATGGAAGTTTGTTGAGGCGGATGACTCATATGAGCGGCGTAGGGATGTGCTGGGATCGATCAAGGATACATACGATCTAATTACTTCTGATGCTTCTGAGTTTACTCGATGTTTTGATGATGTAGAAGAAACCTACCGTCGAGTGCCTACAGGTAATAGACACATCTGTCGTACCTGTGAATTCTGTGAGTTTAAGCATACTTGTTGGCCTAACTTACAATATCGTGAGTCTACGGCAAGCCAAGCAAAGACTAAGCCTTGGAAATACTATACGGTGTACAATGACGTTCAGTAAGGCGGCTAGAAAATATGGATACAAATCAGGCTTGGAAAAGACTGTCGCGGATCAGATCAAGAAGCGGGGACTTCGCGTTAAGTATGAAGATCCATCTTCACGAATTAGCTTTACACAACCCGCTACTGATCGAACGTACACTCCTGATTTTGTCCTGCCTAATGGTATTGTGGTTGAAACAAAGGGGCGGTTCACCCTAGAGGATCGCAAGAAACATCTTTGGATTAAAGAGCAGACAGATTACGATATACGATTTGTCTTCTCTAATTCTAGGGCTAAGATCCGCAAAGGATCTAAAACCTCATACGCAGACTGGTGCGATAAACATGGCTTTATCTATTCAGACAAATTAATACCCGAGGACTGGTTCAATGAAACTAGAAATAAAAAAAGATGAAGCCTTCATTAAAATATCTGCAAACGAAAAGAATGAAATACAATTTTCGTATGGCTTCAACATGGACCCCCCTATGGATTTAGAGGGGAAAGTTTCCGAAGAAAAATTTGAAGCAATCATGACTGTAATCACATTGATTGCAGGATTAACCATCTCAGTAAAAAATTACCCGGATCAAATATTAGAAATCGGAGACACCGCTCTAGAGATTGGAGATTTCGATATTGACATGTTGTCTCACGAAGACACTCAAAGTATGTTAGAGAATCTTTCAGACGAACAAATTGAGTTATTGTTTACCCCAACAGAAGGAGTGCAATGATGTCTAGAATGGAATCGCGGGACGAATGGTACAACCCCACGCATTATCAAAAAGGGAACGGTCAAGAAGTCATTGACATTATACGCTCGGTGCTTACACCTGAGCAGTTCTCTGGGTACCTCATTGGGAACCAGATTAAGTATCTGTTGCGTATTAACGATAAGGATACGCCAGAGATGAATCATGGGAAGGTAAACTGGTACAACAGTTTCTTAGAAGAACTGTGTGAAAGTGATCCTGAATTACAAAAAATTATGCAGAAGAGTAGGCATCAATAATGCAATACCACGGTATACAGATTGATCTTGAAAGAGAGTTTCTTTTAACTGAGCAAGCAAAAAAGCTCCTTGAGTTTTATCTCCTTCCGGGAGAGAAGTACAGTCAAGAGGCATTCGCAAGGGCCGCATTAGCTTACTCCAAAGGCGACATAGAATTTGCACAGAGGATATACGACTATGTCTCTAAACAATGGTTTATGTATGCTAGCCCGATTCTTAGTAACGCCCCCGCCCCGGGAGGAAAGAATCGCGGTCTTCCTATTAGCTGTTTCCTGTCTTACGTACCTGATACTGTTAAAGGGCTTATTGAGCATAAGTCTGAGGTGGCTTGGCTTTCTGTGAGCGGAGGCGGTGTCGGTGGACACTGGTCAAATGTTCGCAGTGTTAGCGAAAAGTCCCCCGGAACAATCCCCTTTCTTAAAACAATGGATTCGGACATTCTCGCTTTTCATCAGGGTACTACCCGCAGAGGAAGCTATGCGGCCTACATTGATGTAAGTCATCCAGATATTCTTGAGTTCCTTGAATCCCCAGATCCTACTGGGGGCGACGAGAACAGAAAACTGTTCAATATTTTTCACGCAGTCAACATACCTGATGCATTTATGGAGGCATTAAAACATGACGCAGAATGGGAACTTAGAGACCCACATGACGGATCTCGTAGAGATACAGTCAAAGCTAGAAGCTTGTGGGAAAGAATACTTAAAGCTCGGTCAAGAACTGGCACACCTTACATCAACTTTATCGACACAGCCAATCGATGCTTGCCAGAAAGTCAAAGAAAGCTTGGACTTCGGATTATGGGGTCTAATCTCTGCAACGAAATCCATCTCGCAACTAACGAAGAGCGTACAGCAGTCTGCTGTCTCTCCTCAGTCAACCTCGAAAAGTGGGATGAGTGGAGAGACACCGGAATGGTCAAAGATCTGGTCAGATTTCTCGACAACGTACTTGACTACTTTATCGAACACGCTCCTAGCGAATTGGGAAAAGCTGTACACTCAGCAACACAAGAACGCTCCATCGGATTAGGTGCGATGGGATTCCACAGTTATCTGCAAAGTAAGATGCTTGCTTGGGATGATTGGAGATCTGCCAGTGAAAACTACCAGATGTTCAAGAAGATCAAGGCAGATGCTGTGGAGTCATCTAAGGAGCTTGCCATTGAACGAGGTGAAGCCCCTGACATGGAAGGAACAGGAATGCGTAATGCACACCTCCTTGCTATCGCTCCTAACGCAAACAGTTCGATCTTGTGTGGAGCTAGTGCTTCTATTGAGCCAATCAAATCGAATGCCTACACTCATCGGACTCGGGCAGGTACGCACCTCATTAAGAACAAAATTTTAGTTGAGGTATTAGATAGGTATGGGCATAACAATGAAACTATCTGGAAAGACATTATTGCGAATGAAGGCTCTGTCCAGCATTTGGAATTCCTCAGCGACTCTGAGAAGTCTATCTTTAAAACTGCGTTTGAGATCGATCAAGAACAAGTTGTCGAACACGCCTCAAAGAGACAGCCTTTCATCTGCCAAGGACAGTCAGTAAATCTATTCTTCCCAGCAGGAGAAGATTTAGGTATTGTAAACAAAGTACACTTTAAAGCGTGGCAGGAAGGCTTGAAAGGTCTATATTATCTGAGGACTAATGCAGGAGTGACTGCAGATAAAGTCGGTAAGAAGGTAGATCGTGAAGCTTTAAAGGATTACGAGTTTGATCAGACATGTGTGTCTTGTGAAGGATAATCATAGATAGGTGATATATGTATTTAGAAAAATTACTTAAAAGTGATATTTTTAATTCTGCTTTAGAAGAGACGGTAGGACAGCTAGTAGAAGCTGTAGTAGCTAACACTTTGTTAGAAAGCCGGGAACGATTGATTAATGAGTACAAAGAGATTAAAAACGGCGTACGTAAAAACATCTATGTCTTGAATGACTTGGAAGAAGATGCGTTTCAAGTCAGTCTCCGTATTCAGGCATTTGATATGATCATTCAAGAATGGGACCCCCATCATAAAGCGTTTGATTTTGACACAGTGCCTTGGTGGGATGATGCGGAAGGATTGAACGAATAATGCCTAAGAAAAAGAACAGCCCGGATTACGGTAAAGGATCTTGGAAGCGTCCTGTCAATGAGAAAAAGTATTCATCGAATTGGGATCGTATCTTTGGAAATAAAGAAGCTAAAGACAGCGAGGTGACTCCGAATGATAATCAATGATATGCACGTAGATGACCGTTCCGTCCCAGTATCTACGAACGATCTTCACGATGCCATTATGAATGCTTGGCAGACTGTGGAAGACATAAAATGCTTGATCAAATCCTCTGAGAATATGACTGAAGATCAGATGCTTAATGCTCTTATCGGGCTAGAGATCTTTGCTGACATGCGAATGCAGGAACTATTTGATACGTACGAAAACGTAATGCACAACCAACGAGTAGCACTAGAACGGGGGAATGGCTATGACAAAGGAATGGAAGCCCTTAGAGCAGAAGTTATTGCATCTTTGGATGCGACTCCTGAAAGCTTCGGTCAAGGGAAAATCTAAAAAGATTGCTAAGATAGAAGCTAAGTTAATTCAGTTGGAGTTGGAGAAAAAGACACATGAATAATCCTGCATCACTTCTCGAAAGACTGAAACTAATCAAGGACATAGATCCAGATTATGCGAGATTGTTTAATGATTGCGCAGAAACTATTGAGTCTTTGATAAAAACAAACAATGATCTTCAGAACAAAATACTATTGCTAGAAAAGAAGCAGTAGCTATACCTACAAAATCGAACCTATAAATTAACTCAAACAACAACGGGGTGGGCAGTGTCTCTATTAGAACCTAACGTAACATACAAACCTTTTCATTATCCTTGGGCTGTGGAAAAGGCGATCTCACATGAAAAAATCCATTGGGGTGAGTGGGAGGCCTCATTACAAGAAGATGTATCTCAATGGAAATCCGGGAAGATAAGTGATGTCGAAAGAAACCATATTACACAGATCCTTAGACTCTTTACGCAGTCGGATGTCCAAGTTGGAACAAACTACTTGGAATCTTACATACCTAAATTTAAGAATAACGAAATTCGGGCTATGCTTACTAGCTTTGCTAATCGTGAATTTGTGCATCAGCGTTCTTACGCTTTACTCAATGACACACTAGGCCTCCCCGAAGAAGAGTTTTCTACATTCCTTGAATACCAGCAAATGGCTGAGAAGATTGAGTTCATGGCTGACATCGATGTACACAGCCACGCAGGACTCGCTAAGGCCGTTGCGCGGTCTGCTATTAATGAAGGGATGTCTTTATTTAGTGCCTTTGTCATGTTGTTGAACTACCAACGCTTTGGTAAGATGAGAGGCATGTGTGAGATTGTTGAGTGGTCTATCCGCGATGAAACAATGCACTGTGATGGAATGGTTAAACTATTTAGGACTTTCTGTGAAGAGCATCCAAGAATCGTTAACGACGAGTTTAAATCAGATATCTATCAAATGGTACGTGATGCTGTTGAACTTGAGGATAAAGTTATTGACTTGGCGTATGAGATGGGCGAAGTGGAGGGCTT